AGGAATATAATCAGGCACTTCAATATTCATAATGTCCAACTTTTGTTTAGGACTAATCCACCACGCTTTATCAAGCCATTCAGTTTGCTCGGATTTATTTGCTTCTAATTCTCCATATACTGAAAGGTCGTAATCAACATAAAGATTTGTTCCTTTATAACCCCAATCAGTGTGTAATTTCCTATTAAGGTTTTCAGTCAATGCGTTAAGTAATGGGATGGCACAACGAAGTGTTAATGCCTTTTCCCCTTCTCTTTGATTGTTATAGGTCTTTGAATCGCTATCGTTTAAAAGTTGACTAGGTACTCCGTAGATATTACAAAGTGCTTTTAAATCCCATTTTTCCGATTCAATGATATTAAGTTCCACAGGGCTTAAACCGATTTGTTTCCAATCTACTTTATATCCTGATACTGCAATTGAGTTAAAGTTAGCTGAACCGCCCTTTTGACTTACTGCGGTTTTTAGTGCTTGTGCCTGTGCTTGACCACTTGTAGGGTCATACCTTTCATCGTTCATAAATAAAACTCCAGCAGGTCCACCATTTTGGAATGATGCAACGGCAGCGGTTTTAGCTTCGTTACTTCTTGTTAAATTTTTAGCTGCTGCTCGTAGCGGTGATTGTCCGTATAATTGTCCGCCTGTAACTCCCCATTGTGGGTTAAAGTATTTATCGTGTAAGATTTCTTTTGTATCAAATGACCACATTTGTCCATAGTATAACTGATACCCAGCCCTTGTTGGGGGGAACACATTGATATTTGCAATGATAGCCATATACTGACTAGGTAAAGCAAATAGTTCAAATGGTTTACCCTGATTGTTCCCTGCTTCAATAAGTTTGCCATAAATAAAAGAATTACCTGTTATCAATTTAAAACCGCACCATTGTTCAACTAAATCACTCCAGCAATCTTCCTCATTAGGATATTTTAGCAACTCGTTTAAGCGTTGGTCTCCTGTGTAAAGTTCGTATGCCTTTTTATGTAATGTCTCAAGTTCTTTTAAGTTGATGTCTTTTTGTGCAGCTAAAGATTTGTATTTCTTTGCAGCCTTTTCATCTACAACCTTATAAACGTGGAATGGTGCAATTTTAGTTTTGTCGGTAATTAGTTTAATGATTGAGTAAACTATATCGTTTGCTACATATCCATCATCAACAAAACTTCTTTGGTCTGCTCCTTGCCAAGTAACTATACCCCTTTCAATTGCTATTTGGGAGTTCATTGGAATTGTTGGAAATAGTGTGTTAATCTTCTTTTTAGTGAAGATGTCAAATAAACCCATATTATTAGAATTTAAACAAAGTTAAAGAAATTTAAGTTAAAATACACTTACTGCAAATTTAGGTTTTGTCAAGTGAGTAAATACCGCATACCTTGAAGCATCCAAAGCATCATCATTTGCTTTAACAGGTTCTTCAATTACATTATCGTTTTTATCCTTTTTCCATTTGTAGGACATAAATTCCCTTTTAAGATTTTGGCTATGAAAGTGAATGTTTATAGGATAAGATTTCATTTTAACTATTCCTGCCCATACATCTTTTTGAGCAGGTTTAATATTGAACCCTTGTCGGTAAAGTTCCTCTATTGATTTAGGTTCGGCTGCATCTGCGTATATGGTTGCTCGTTCAGGCACTTTCTCTTTTATCAATCTTGTAAGGTCGGATAATGTAAGCCCACTTTGATAAATTATTTCCTCAAAGTAGTTTTCTCCTTCGTGATGGGTAACCTTTATTAGTGCAGCTGGATGGACATATCCAAAATCAAGCCCATAGAATACATCGCCTTCAGGTGCGGTGTCGTATTGTTTCCATTGAGTGTAAATAAGTTCTTTTGCTGCACCTCGTTCTCCTAATCCATATACCTTCCACATAAAATCATCAGGCAGGTTTTTATACTGTTCAATGTTTTTTATTTGTGATTCGGATAGGTTTGGTAGGTTGTTTAGGTAGGTAGAATGAATGCGTTTGTTTTCAGGATTGTCGGCTACTTCATAAACCCAATTAATAAAGTCAGCAGGATTCCAATCTAGGAAAACCTTTCCTGTTGTTCTCATTAGTAATTGGTCGTATAAAGTTCTTTTGATTAAGTTAGCCTCGTTGATAAATAATACATCCCTTGCTGGTCCTCTTGCCTTGCTTTCATCTTCAAGTCCAAACAGTTCAATGTAAGACCCATTTGGGTAAGTGTATATAAAATCGGAAAAGCTAAAGTCATTGTCCGACCATAAACCCCAATTCTCCATTATGGATTTAAAATCCCTATAAACACCACGTTTGATATGTGGAAGGGAATGCGATACTATTGAAATCCTAGTCTTTGGATTGTTGTAGGCTATCTCAATTAATAACTGAACAATGGAATAAGACTTTGAACTCCTTGTGCCACCTTCATTGCAAATGACAGGATAATTGCCTTCGTATGCTCTTTTGTTGGCAAAGAATACAGGTGTTGCATTAATCTTCAATTGGTTTGCATCGCTCATCTTCTTGTATTACTATTTGAACGCTACCTTGAATGTTTGCGTTTATGTCAGTTGTTTGTTTTGCTCTGCCTTCTAGTCTATCAAGTATTTCCTGATAAGCCCTTAAGTCGGATTTCATTGCCTTTGCAATTATCTTCATATCTAGTTGTTCAGCTATTGTAAATTCCTCATCTTCTCCTGTAACAGGGTTACGCACTTTGGTAACAAGTTCAAGTAAACGCAGTAAACGAGTTCTTGAATTAGGCACTCCTTTAGGTCTGCCATTAGGGTTTGCATTGTTCCCTTTTGGGAATGGGGTTAAGTTTTGTTCATTTGCCATAATCTCACGATTGTTTCACGATTCTTACAAAGTTACACCACAATTCGGACAAGTCGTACCTCCGATGGCATTGTCCTTTGGTTGTTCTATATCATTTGCGAATGCTGGTATATCTAATCCCCAATTATCTAAATCTTCAATGTTCCATTCGTTTGCCAAAGCATCCCACTCCCATTCGCCATAACCAACATTATCTTTAACGATAAATTCTTTCTTTTGTGCCTCACTTAAATTGTTTGCGTGAATTACAGGAACATCGGTTAACCCAGCTTCAAGACAAGCCTTTAATCTCATATTGCCACCTAATACCATATTGTTTTCATCAATTACAATTGGTCTTAACTCAAGCATTTGGGGAAAATCTTGGATTGACTTAACCAGTTGTTTAAACTTATGGTCTTTAATTAGGCGGGGATTGTTTGGGTTTGGTTTTATTTCGTTGATGTTCATTTTTTGTCTATTTGCTTTAATATTTTATAAAGTGCTATAATTGAAAATAATAACATTATTAAAAATACTGACCCAAGTATAAAATTATACGTCATCGTCTTTTTTGTTTTTATCAAGTAAATACACCCATAAAATTGATAATGGTAAGGCTATTATGACTGATATGATTGCTGGTATTAACATTATCGGTTCTTTGTTGGTGTTCTAATGGATGCAGTTTGTGGCACTTCCTTACTTTTATAGTTTTTTATGTCCAATTCTTTACTGCATTTATTACATTTAAAAGTATAGGTTTTAAGTTCACTATGCCAAATGTACCTTTCATTTAAAGTTCCACACTTGCAGTTATATTCTTTCTTTGAGAATGTATCTTTCATTATCCTTGTCTATTGTATGGTTTTGTTGGTTTGTCTTTTGGTCCGTTACTTTTTTTGTACTTACCTTTTTTTCTTGTGCCAAAGTTTACCTTCCCAGCTGCGTTTAGTTTCGCCATTACTTATATTTTTCAATTAGTTCGTTTAATTCAGTCCTTGACCATTTCTTTATGAGCCTGTGTTGGCTTTCAAGGTGTAATACCATTCGTTCCCCTATTTTATCAATTAGGTTTCTGCGATATCCTATCAGGTGGAATTGGTCAAAGCCGTTACAAGATTTACATTCTCCGTTGACATTGTACTCATCAAACCTTAATGCTGAACTACCCTTGACAGGTACATAATGCCCAGCATCCATACTTTCATAATCTCTAACCTGACCGCAACTAATACAAGTAAAATATCCATCTTGACTATCTCTAGTCCTTATGTAGCGGTTAAATATTTGTTGAGCCTTTGCGGTTAATCTTGGGATTGATTGTAAAGCCATAATGCAAAATTAGGGTTTTATAGTACGAAAAACAACTATTCGGTCTTTATGGGTAAATCGTTTCTTATTGACAGGGTTTAAGGATTGTTTAATTTGGTATTCATTTACTCCTGTTATTCTTTTTGCGTAGGATATTGATTTAAATATTATTTCTTGTTTATTGTCTAGGTATATCATTCTCACAGGCTGCGAGTTCTCTGCTCCGTTCATTTGCTATATCGTTTAGTAATCTTGTTAATGGAATTAAAAATCCTTTGGAACTGTTGTTATCACCGCCATTTTTAAGGAATAAGTTTTCTTTGTAATAACTCCTACAAACTTGTTTTAGTGCTTTAGTTGGGAATATAAAAGATATGTCAAGTTCATCTATTCTATAAATCCAATATTCAGCGGTTGTGGTTGCTAATCCGCTGGGCTTACCTCTTGATTCGTATTCAAAGAATAAGTTTCCTGTTTTATGGATTAATCTATCGTTTTTTACTTCAATATGTTTACCATCGGAAAACATATAATTTATTAAATCTTCGGCTTTTTCGCCAAAGTTTAGGTCGTGGGTAAAGCTGGATGAATATTTCATTTTAATAATCGTTTAATTTCGTAGTAAATGTCAAATGTTACCAATATGGTAATGGCAAGTATAAAGCCTATAAATATCCTTGTGAACTCAATTGTCAGTTTAAACAGTTCTTTCATAGTTGGTTATTGTAGTGCATCATTAAAGAATACTTTTTACATTGTTGTCTCATTGTTTCCTCATCAATTAACATATCATCAGGTTTCTTTGATTGTGCTAAAAATACTGCCCTTACTTTAGCTTTTATTGTGTCAGCTTGTTCCTTTGATATTTTAATTTGTTTTCGCTTCCATAGGTAATCAAATACCTGATGGTTTAAGAACTTCCAATTCTTTTGCTCGGATTTGTTCCAATAATCTTGCTCATCTTTGATGGCTTGTTCTTCATCTATTTGCATTGGTGTTTCGTTTATTTCGTTTATTTGTGTTTTTTGCCTTACCTGTACTGCAATCTTTTTGTATTCAGTCATTACATCGCCAAAGAATTTAGGATTAAATGAACCATAGTTTCTATCTACATCCAAACGCCCTAAAACATAAAGTTCAAATGCTGCACCTAATTCCTTTAATTTAAACATTCCATAATTCTTTATTACAAAGTCAACTAGGAACTGAAATTCAGGGCTTGTAGGTGGAACTGCACCACTTAACTGAATACAGGTTTTTAGGTGTTCAGCTACTTCAATGCTAGAACATTTTGATATGTGCATTGTTTGTAAGGCATCATATATTTTAATCTCGCTTTGGTTCAATGTATTTAAGACTGGCAAGTTGTGTGAAGTTACGCTCACTGACATTGGGTTTATGACTTGTGGTAGCATTTCGGATAATGATTTCATCGTTAAAAGATTTGTTGTTTAAATATGTGGTTGGGTCTTTACGGAATGTTTTATCAGGTGTTGAATTTACATACTCTTGTACTATTTTTAAAGCTAATTGCTTTTCATCATTTGTCAAAATATTCCATTTACTAATAGCTTTTTCTTTACTAATCTTTTTATCGTAAATATTCCACCATTCATCAAACGCACTATCTAGTATATTTACTTTATTTACTTTCCTTTCTTTTATTTCCTTTCCTTTACTTTCCTTTATAGCATTGCCTTCGCATTGCGATTGCATTGCGTTCGCATTAGTCCATCTCTTATATGCTGATTCTCTTGCCTTTACGCTTTTACTATCTCGTTCATCTATTCGTTTTTGTACGGATAAACTGCCAAATGTATCTCCTTCAAAGACAAATAAATCAAAGTCTTTTATAATGCTTTCTATTAATAAAACATCCACTCTAAAATCATACGCAATGCCTTCGTAATCCGTTCGCAATGCGTTCGCATTATTGTATAAATCTTCTATGATTGCCCAAAATAAACCATAGCCAATAAATCCGTGTTTTCGTAGAAGGAATTTAATCTTTTCATCATTCCGACTATTATAGTCGTGTGAAAAGTAAAATGTGTCTTTTGACATAAAATAAAAAAGCCCTCGGAATTGCTGGTAGTAAGAGTACCAACGCATCTTCGGGCAATGAGTTTTGAATAGAATCTCTTACATTCTTTTACAAAGATAATCTAATTTACCTAAAATGGCAAATCTTCAGCATCTTCTAATTCTTGTTTGTTTTGGGCAAACTCTTTTTTAGCTTCCCAAACGTACTCCTTTCCATTTCCGCAATATTCCTTTTTGGCTTTCTCTGCCCTTTCAGTTGCGGTTTGTCCGTTGTAAACTGTGTGGGTATTTTCAAACTTATCTAACTCTTTGCGTTTCTCTACAACAATTGTAGCGTAGTGATTTCCGTTTTTGTGAGCAGTAAATTTAATGTCCTCTTTTTTTAGATTTAATACTATCATTTTATTTGTTTTGGTGTTTATTAATTTGTTCTTGTTCAATTTGGTTTTCTGCTTCATTTCTTAATTCCCATTCATCTTCATCAATAACTTCCCAATCGCAATGCTCGTGGCATTCAGGACATAAATCGTAGGTTATTTCGCTTTCATAACCGCAGCAAGTGTTAATTAGCATATTAATTGTTTTTAGATTTGAAATAATTTAATTCCTCGTGTTTAATATCCAAAGCCAATCGCAACGCAACTCTTAATGTTTGTAAAACGTAATTATCTTTACTTAAAGTTGTGGCTTCTATTTCGGTTATTGATTTGTTTAATTGACCAATCATCAAGTCAATGCTAGGAAATTCATTCATAGTTTTCGTATTGTTCGCTAAAATCACTCATTGGCACAAATGGTTTTGGCTGGGTTAATAATGGTTGTAACATTTCAGGATAGTGTTTTGCCTTGTATTCCTTTAGTTTGGCTTTTGCTTTTCTAATTTCGGTTAAATATTCATTTTTCCAAAATCTATGGCAGGATTCAAACTTCCACTCATAGTAAGAAACATTATCCCTTAATTTTTCAAGTTTACTGTCTATCATAAAGTTGATTGTTTGGTTTTAAATATTTCTTTTAATTCAAGACTATTATTCACTAATTCCATATTATATGAATATAGCGTTTTAAGTTCCGTTTTTGATACGCAAAGGTCAACGGCTAACTCTACATCCAATTCAGTAAGATGTGCCTTTAGATAGGCTGATTCATCGGCTTGTTGCATTTCCTCGCTAGTGTATATCCCTGACAAATCCTGTGGGTATGCTTTTCTTAAAGCTAATGCCTCTGCAACCTTACCCAACATAATATGTGGTTTTGCCCATAAGCCCATAGGTTTGCCATCCTTATCGTATTGGCAATACTCTGCTAAATAAGCAACTCCAACGGATGCCTCAAAGCGGATGTCATTGTGGAATCTAAATACTGAAATCTTGCAGGAAATTAAATTGCCATTCTCGTAAGTAAATAATGGTTCGGATTGTCCACCATAATTCCCTGACCTTTCCGCTATTACACGGAATCCATCAATGGATGTTTGGATGGTCATTCTTTTACCGCCTTTACTCCAGCGGTGAATACAATAAATCTGCCTTGAAAGTGCATCAAGCCCTGTGCGTTGACATTGATACAGGAAAAGTTTAAGTTCCTCTTGGGTTGCTTCAGGTGCAATTTGCGACCTGATTAACTCAATTTGCTCCTTTGTGTAAAGGATTTTGTTTGTTTGTTTTTCTACTTGATTGTTCATAACTAATGGTTTAGGATGTAAAATTAATACTTTGTTTGTTGATAACCAAATTAAATTAATATATTTATGTTAATAAGGTCTTTTTCTAGGCTATCATCGTATGGGTGGGTAATGTCGTTTTGGATGCAAGTAATGGAATGAATAACAGTTGTGTGGTCTCTATTCATAACCTCACCAATGTCGCTTAATACCATCCTTGCCTTTGTTCTTAAAAGGAACATTATTACTTGTCTAGGTTTTACGATTTTACGCTTTCGGCATTTGCCTTTAATATCTTCTATTGATACCCCATAATAATTGGTAACTGTTCTTAATATATCGTTAGCCAATTGTTCCTTTTCGCTCTTGCTCATCCGCTGCTTTAGTACGCTGGGTACTATCCAATAATTCATTTAATTCAATTTTAAGTTTGGTAATTTGTTTCCTTAACATCTCGTTTTCTAGTTCCAAGATGTATATTTCCTTCATCATATTGCCTTTGGTGTTGTCTATGTAACTCATTGTACTCGGTTTACAGGTAATATAAAATTCTCGGTTATGTCATAAAGTTCAACTACCAACCAATAATAAGACTTTAGGATTCTCTTTTGAATGTCGTTTAATTCCGCTAATCTTATCAGGTAATTGTTTTCGTGAGTAAATAACCTAATGTTATCATAGTTCCCAGCTGCCCTCCATTCTGCCAATAAACCCTCCTGTCTTGCTTGTTCGCTTTGTGCCTTCTTTAGTAATTCAAGTAAACAGGTGGCTCTTTGGTGTAGTTTTAATTGTCTGCCTTGATAGTCTAGTTTCATAGTTTATAGTTTTTCATAATACATTTGAACAATAATTGATACCAGCTTACTTGGTGCTAAATACATTTTCTTTGCTTCGGCATCCACTTTCTTTTTGATTGATTCAGGTAATCTAATACAGACCACCTCTTTTTTTTCTACTTTCATTATTTGGGTTTAAATGTTTTGTAAATAAGCACACATCATAAATGCAAAGATTAAAATAACGATTGCTTGAAATTTGCGGTTTTGTTGTTCGGACATAATTAAAGTTTTACGATTGATAAAATGATTTGATTGTTTGCAAGGTCAATGGTGCGAAATTTTACAAGGAAAAATCTTGTGCCATCTATCTCATAGTCAAGATAAATATTGTCTCCACCTTGAGCAATGAACTGCCCATTGTAAGGGTAAAAGTTGTTGTCATAGATTAATACAGGTTTCATATTGTTTTGTTTAAGGTTTAAAATTTGTGCGTTGGTCAGCCGCACCCCTGACTTTGGGGGTTAGTATTATATAAGGCTTGTTAAATTATCTCTATATTCAATTTTTTCTTTTACCCATTGCAAATATTCTTCACTAAAGTTTTGACCAGCTTTTGTATTTAATGCAATTACTCTTTGGATTTGTTGAATTTCTAAATTCAATTTTCTCCATTCTTCTCTAATTTTAATAATGTTTTTCATAGCTTTTGTTTGTTTGATAAATCAAAGATACATAAAGATTACAATACTAACAATAAATTATTTAAATTATTTTAGTTAATTTTATGTTAAAATGCTAATGCTTTGTAAATCAAAGAGTTATGGTTTATCGCTCATAAATGAGCCGATTATCGCTCAAATACGGCTCAAAGTTGCCTTATTGGGTAACTTTTGTGATTGATAAGTTCGCTATTAGTAAACTTTTGCCTGAATTTTACCGAAAAACCTATGCAGATTTGCCAAAGTCCGTAGCGTAACTCGGACAATATCCGAATTAGTGTCACTAATTTATATAAATATGTGACAAAGTAAGGGGTAATTCGGTTATATCTTGTAACATATAAAAGGTAAAAATGTTACAAAATAGGTGCAAATGAATATAAATGGGCGCAAAGTAGTAATAATACTACCCTGATAGCAAAAAATGTAAACTCTGCAAGTTTTGATAATGTTCACCGCCCGTGAACATAGCTAATAAATGAACAGTCCGATTTTTTAGGATAGTTGTATTATAAAATCCTGTTGTACTTAAATTATAAAAATCTGCTTTACTCAATGGAGTGAGTAAAATTACTCAAAGTAAAATATAGATATTGTTATGTTACTTTAAAGGATAAAGTAAATTAGTCAAGCTAAATATTTACAAATAAAAAGCTATTGCTTTACTTTTTTCCTTATATTTGCTAAAAAGTAAAGTTATGATATATTTTATAAAGCATACCGATTATGTTAAAATTGGCTATACCGATAGAATTAAATTAAGATTAAGCACATTACAAGTAAGTTGCCCTGTTAAATTAGAAGTACTTGGTTTAATTGAAGGCAATAGAGAAGATGAAAGGAATTATCACAAAATGTTTAAACCTGCTAGTAGTAGTGGGGAATGGTTTGAATACAATACCGAATTACAAATATTTGTTGAAGGATTAAGCGATGATTTATTATGGAAATATGGATTTGGCAAAGATGCTTTTACTCCAATAGGACTTATTAAACAATGCAGATTAGAGAAAAAAATGAGTATGGAAGAACTAGGCGAAACAATAGGTATTACTAAACAAGGTGTTTTGGATATGGAACGCAGAGATGCTCAAGGCAATATAACCATTGGTGCTATTCACAAAGCATTATTAGCTATGGGGTATAAATATCAAAATAGGGCAAAGTAAGAAATTAGAAACATATTTCTAATTCACTTTAAAAAAGCTATTAAAGCACAAATATTTAATCAAATTAGAAATATAATTCCAATTATAAATATTTTAAATTTAGTACTTATACTTAAGATTAATTAATTAAATTAAATCAATTTTACATTATTAAAACAAAACAAACAATATGAAAACACCAATGCAAGAATTAAAAGAAAGTCTACAAAGCATTAATGAACGATACCAATTAAAAGGTGATGCTAATTGGCTTATGAATGAAGTGCTTGATTTAGTAGATAATTCACTTGAAAAAGAAAAGGAGCAATTAGAAGAATTAAAAGATGAAATAGAGTCGCTTAAATATGAATTAAAAGAAGAACGTAATTTTTAAACTAAAAAAAACAAATAACCTATGACACCACAACAAAAAGCACAAGAGATTTATAATAAATTAGTCGTTCATATTCAGCGTTATGATGAGTATGTTGATGATAGAAGTAAATTTAATACTATTCAATGTGCATTAATAGCAGTAGATGAGATATTAGCTGATAGAATGCCATTTGAGCATTCAAGTGTTGAATATTGGCAAGAAGTAAAAAAAGAAATAGAAAAACTATAACCTATGAAAACATATGTAGATAGGGAAGTTTTATTGCAGGTAAAAAGAATATATAGCCAAGATGAAATAGTTACTGATTTACATAGACAACTAAAAGAATATGGGGTTAAGGTAGGTGCTTTAGAAAGTCAAATAGCAGAATTAGAAGATGAAAATAAAGTACTTCGTCTTAATAGGCAAGATGAATATGTAAAAAACTTAAAAGGAACTATACAACAATTACTTAAAGCTAAACATAAATATAAAAAAGATGCTAGTAAATTTATGTATAAAAATGCAGAATTAGTATTTAAGTCAAACAAACAATAACTTTACTATTTTACTTGACAAGTGAGCCGTAAATGATTGATAATCGGCTCAAGAATGATTGATAAAGTGCCTTATAAAGCACAAAAGCATATCAGAATGTGCATTTTATGACGCATTACGCACTCATTAGTGTCAAATAATGCACTTTATGGTGGATATTAGGCACAAAAAAGGAGGCATCGTAGAAACGAACCTCCGAACCATTAGTATAGTCTATGAGTAACAAATATACATAAAAAACCCCTAGCTTTTTACACTAGGGGACCAAACTATGAATCACAAACCAAACAACCTAAATTGAACCATCCTGTAACGGCTCATCGTTACTATCATCCACTCTACGATAACCTTCCTTCCACAAGACTTTAGTCAAAGTTATTGATTTTTTAATGATAGCTAGTTCACTATCAGCTGGGTTAAGTATATGTAATATCTCGTGTATCATTATTTCAAGATGCTTCTTGCCCTTTAATCGTGGGTCTAAATAAATGTTCCCATCACTTTCAGCAATGCCGTGTGCCTGTTCCCTTCCGAGTTTCTTGTATATGATTTTTATTTTCACGATTTAAGTATTGCTTCATCAGGTCTTGGTTCACTTGCTATAAACTTGCTTCCACCTCTAACTTTAGATAACGCTACTCTCATTTCTTTTTCAATAATATAAAGGTTTTGTAATATATTGACTAAAATAGTTTCTTGTTCAAGTAAAGTCATTTTATTAAAGTTTCTTGGTAATTTAATTTTAAACATAAATTAAATTTGTATTATTATTTGGATTAATTATTTTGGCAGCTAAATATTTATAATTATATCCTAATAATTTAGCAGCTTCAGTAAGCGATTCGTAGAATATCCCTGTTTGAGTGTTTAATACAATTTTTGCTCTTAATTTTCCTTGTAATGATATGTTCAACTTTTGCTTATTACTAATTGTTTTTAATCCAAATTTAAAAGCGTGTTTTATATTATGAGTATAACTGCACCATTCAAGATTCTCAATTCTATTATCGGTTTTTATGCCGTTAATATGATTAATTATAGGTAAATTATTTTCATTTGATATATAGGTTAAAGCAACTAACTTGTGCATTCTTTTTGTATATCTTTTATTGTTTTTGCATAATGTAATTTGCCTATATCCATCACAATCAAATATTGGCTTTAACCATTTATTTGTTTTATGACTAAATATTTCTCCATCTTTGGTTATTGAATAATCTTCAAATTCATTAATTTTTTTCATTATTTATCGGTTTTCGTGTGCATTCTATTACAAGTCTTGCATTTTAACTGAATTCTTTTTAAGCCTGAAGATAATGTCCTTCTATTATTTATTACAATATCATCACTTCCACATTCAGGGCAGCTACCTTTATCTTCTCCAAAGATAACTCCATAATGTGTTTTTGGTGGAATATGATTTCTTAATGCCTTAAATACATTTTCTAATAATGTTACATCCTTTTTACAGTACTTAATCATCTTTTCCATTGCCACCTTATCTTTCTTTAAAAGTATATCCTTCCAAAGTGAATACTCGGTTTTTATCTTTTGCCCTAATCCCAAAAAGTCTGCTATATAATTTAAACGATTAGAATTAAATCTAAACTTTGACCTTGCTATTTTTAAGGTGTCAATAGTTACATAAGCTGGGAACATTTCAATCTTATGGTATAGGCATCTTGTCCTTATCCACGCCAAGTCAAACTTGTCTCCATTATGCCCAACCATTTCGTTTGCTAAATTTGCTACCTCAATAAATTTTTGTAGCATTGCCTTGTCGTTCTGCTTTGAATCCCATTGCAAAGAATGAACCTCTTTATCTTCTTCCCATTTATAACATATACATATTATGGCTCGTTCTTGTATAATGTTTGAAACATCAATGTTCTTTTTATATCCAGCCTCCCAAAACAATCCAATGTTTGGCGAAGTTTCTATATCAAAGAATAGTCGCCTACGCTTTGTTTTAAGCGTGTTTGGAGTTGCCATATAATTGTGTTTGTTTATGCCAATGATTGTAAAATCAAATCAGCCTCACTTTCCCTTCTTTTGACTAGCCCGTCCAATCCCTTATTTTCCCAAAGTCTTTTACTCTTTTCAATTTGTTCTGCAATACCTTCATAATCCTGTTTAGCAATCAGGTCAACTATTGCCCTCATTTCTGCCCTTGAATCCCCTTCTAGTCTATTTCCCCTGTTATAAACTACTGAAACCAAAGCACCTTTAGTGTCATCGTTTAATAAATCCATATTAGGATAAATCTTTTTAGTCATTGCGTAATATCTAGGCAACGAACTCTTAACGAAAACTTCGTATGCCGTATTGTATGGAATCCTAACATTTAATATCTCGCCTTTAAGCATTGCCTTTGCTTGTGGTCCTTTTATTCCGATTGTTGGTCTTAATGCGTTTATATAATTCAAATTGATTACACCTGACCAATCAAGCATAAATTGTTTTTCCGAGTTATAACCCAAATCATAACCCATTCCGATAGTTACACCGCTTTCACCACCTGCCCAAATAGGTGCTTGTAATTTCTTTTCATAGTATGCTCTACCACCCACTTCGTGTTGAATGATAAGGTCAATTGCTTTCTTGGATATCATTATCTTTCTTTTTAAATATTTTCTCTGCCGTTGTTAAACCTAAACAACCAAAAGCCAAACTAGCAACCGCATAAACCAAAGCCTCGCTGGGTGCTTTACTTAACTCACTAAATGAATTGTGATACATTGTAATACATAACGCTACAACGCACATCAAACCACATAAACGCTTCATAGATAACCTTCCGTTATCTTCGGTAAAAAATTGCTTCATCTTAATTAGTTGTATCGGTTTTAGTCTTACCCCAAAAGTTCTTTTTTTCTTTAATTAGAACTGTATCGTGAATGTAGATTGTATCAACTTTAAATTGGCTGATTTCACTTTTTAGTTCACTAATTTCGCTTTTCATTTGGGTAATGGTTGCAACTGCATTTGTAACTAATTGTTTTTCCTTTTTAGTTGCCTTTGCTAGAACTGTTGCAGATTTTACATTAGTTGCATTTACTTGCTTCATTAACTCATCAAACTCAACATCCTTGTCAATCTTTTGAGCAGATACCCCACAACCAAATAAGAATAAAATAAATAAATATTTCATTAGTTTATCTTTTGAATTTTACCTAATTGCTCCAAAGTAGAAAGTTTAGTACTTGCTGCTGCTAAACTTGAATCACATCTGCGTAAAGCATTTGTAACCACATCCAGCCTAGTTTCTAGTTTCTCAATCTTTACATCTTGATTTTTAGCCTGACCTTGAAAGGTAGAACGCACATCAACATATAAATAGCCAATGGCTACTAAAACCACAAACAAAGTACCCACAACAGGATTTGAAGCAAATTCCTTAAATTTAATTGGTATCATATTATAACTTTTTGTAAATTCCTATTGAATATTGGTTGGTTGTAGCACCTAGCGTAAATAAGCCATTTTTAGGCATCTTAAAAGCTAAACCAAACCCAAACCCTACTTTCTTGTCAAACTCTCTATAATCGCCTAAAACACCCCAATAAACCGCAAATTTAGAAGGTAGTGTCTTGGTGGTTTCTATTCTTATGGTTTTCTCTACGAAATGCCCTCCATATCCCCTTCCTAATATTTTGTTTTGGCTGATGGTGTCGCTTATATAAACATATTGAGCAGAATCCAGCTTTAAGGTGTCGTAATACGCATATACTCGGTTATAATCGGACATTATGCGTATTGTATCGTGAACCTCATCTATTTTAACGATTGTATCTAAAACTACAAAAGGGATGCTTTCACCCCTCTTATATTTTACTATGTTTTTAACCTCTACGATAGTATCGTACTTCGTTATTACTATCGGCTTTGTTTCTTTCTTTGGCTCAAGAACCAACACTAAAACCGCTATTATCA